GTTTGATTTGTTTATATTAAAAGATTAATTATATTTGTTGAAATTTAATACCACAAATTATGGCAACAGTTAAAGAAAAGGAGAGTGCAGCTCCAGTACCTATGTACAGAAAACTGCATAATGCAAAGCTGGCAATTGGCAAGGTCCACAAGAATGCTCAGTCACACCATTCAAGATACGCAGATCTTAACGCTGTACTAGATGCATGTGAGCATATCCTACTTGAGAATGGACTAATCATCATGCAGCCTATCATTGATCAGATGGTGTATACCAAGATCATTGACGTTGATTCAGGTGAGCATGTAGAATCATTCATGAAGCTCCCTGATCTACAGAATCCACAGCAGCTTGGATCGGCAATCAGTTATTATCGCCGTTACACATTGACTAGCATCCTATCATTGGCTGCAACAGATGATGATGGCAAGGCAGCAGCAAAGGCAACAGAAGAGGATAAGCCAGTAGTGAAACCTACATTACCAGAGGAGAGATTCAAGAATGCACTCATCAAGATTTCAGCGAAGGAATACACTGTGCAAGAGCTGAGAGAAAACTATTCACTTACTAAAGATCAGGAGGCAAGATTATGAAACCAATGGCAATCAGAAGACTAGCAGAGTATATGCAGACTGAAGAGTGGTCACAATTGAGTGAATATCTGAAGGAGCAATGGCTAAAGAACTTCTACAAAGCATCAGAGCTAGAGATAACTACAGCCTACATGAATGGCAAGTACCAGTCAGAAGGCTATCAAGATTCATCAGATTACTTTAAACAAAATTTTGAGATATGAAATGGCATCCATCAAGCATCGGTAAGATCATGACAAATCCTAGAAACAAGTCAGAGGTCCTATCAGAAACAGCAAAGAGCTATATTAAGTCAATTGCAAAGCAAGACTTCTATGGCTACAATATTGAGCTGAATAACAAGTACATTATCAAGGGGATAGAGCAAGAGCAAGACAGCATCAAGCTATTGAATGATGTGAGATTCACAAGCTACAAAAAGAACAATGTCAGACTAGAGACTGAGTCAATGAGTGGTGAATGTGATATCCTACTGGATGATGTAATTATTGACATCAAAACATCTTGGTCACTTGAAACATTCCCAGCAACAGCTGAGGATGGGGATGAGTCACTTTACGAATGGCAAGGCAGAGCTTACATGTATCTTTATGATAGGCCATCATTCGAGCTAATCTATTGCATGGTATCAACAGATCCAACCAATGACCTTGGACTGCTTAGTCAATGGGATAACATGTCACTGCATAGAGTGGACCATATTGATCCAGCCAAACGTATCACTGTTATCAGATATGAGAGAGACATGGATCTTGAACTGGCAATGCTTGAGAGACTCAGACATGCATCTGAATTCTATGTGCAGTATGTTAATGTTTTAAATAATAAGTGATGGAGGTAATACAAGAGCACATCTACGACATCAAGTCTGAGTCAATGTATTGGAGAATTTACTTTACACAAATATCTTTAATACCTTTGACGAATGAGGAATATCATGAGGTGTCTGCAAAAATTGACAAGATCCTTGAGGACTTGGAAGCCCGGCGAAAATTTATGGGTACTGGTAATTAATTTAATCTATAGAAACAAATAAAATGGAACAGAAAAACAACAGCGGAGCAATCTTCAAAAACGACAAGAAGACATCCGAGAATCAGCCTGACTACAGAGGCAAGATGGTAGTAGATAACAAGGAGTGGGAGATATCTCTATGGCTTAGAGAATCAGCCAAGGGAGTGAAATACTTCAGTGCTGCAATCAAGGAGCCTTGGGTGGCACCAAATGAGACACCACAGCTACAGAGTACAAGTGATAAAATAAAAGCTGATACAAATGATTTTGACGATGGACTTCCCTTCTGATGTCAGCTTAAGTGATTGGATGAGAGGAGAGCTTCACAAGAGGCTTTCTTCTCGTTACAAGCTAACTCATCTGTCAGAAGATAGTGATCTGAATTACTCACAGCTGTGGCGGTTTTCTAATGGCAAGCCAGTATCAGAACAATTTCTGAATGAGGTATTCAAATATTTAATAACTTCGTGATGTGTTCTGGAACAGAGAAGCATACAATATCGCACTCAAGATCACTGGCGGATCAGAGCTACATCGTGACCTTGTCTCAGATGTGTTCATCATACTCAGCCAGTACAATATCTCAGATGCCGATCTACCAAAGACCTTCGCAAGGTTTGCCTATAACCAGTGGAAATGGCCTGGTAGTGAATTCAACAAGAAATTCAATCCCCCAATACGTCTCATCCCATACGAGTCAGATGTTGCCTCCAAAGAAACAGATGAAGACATATCAGAATATCAACAGTACCTTGATAGCTACATGGAGAAATCTCCAGAGGATGATCAAGAGCTGTTTTGCAAAGAGATAACCAAGATGCATCTATACGGCATGACATACAGAGATATCAAGGCAGAGACTAATCTCCCTCTCAGAGTCATTCATGGTGCTATAAAACAATTTAAAAATGATCTACATTTTATTCATAATGGCGAGCCTAGGGATAGCGAGAGCATTCATGACCTTTGAACTCCCTGATGTCAAGCCATTAAACTGCTGGAGCTGCCTATCATTCTGGACTTCAGTAATCCTTTTACTGATGTACGACTGGCACACTGTTGGCATCGCATTCATCACATACCTATTAGCAGATATGATACAATCATGGGAGAGCAAGAAATGACTACAGATGACAAGTATTTTGCCATGATTGGTGCAATACTTCTGCAAGAGCTCCACAATAGCAGATCCCTTAGAAGAAAAATAAAGGGTACACAATTGGAACAAAAGTTAATAACTATAATAAAGCCAAGAAATAATGATATCAGAAGAACTGATGAGTCAGGTGCAGAGGTACATGAAGACTAGATCCTTTGCACTGAATGAGAATCTAAAGGAGGAGCTAGCCATCTGGCTCAAGGCATACAAAGGAATAATTCTGAATAAAAAATGCGGCACATGCCTTCGCAATGGAATGAGAGACGTATCAGCTCAGATACAAGAGAATCTCAATACAGAGATCAAGCCAGCAAAGATCACATTCATCGGCACTAAACAATACAACTACGACACTATGAGCTACAATGATATGAAGGCACTGGCTAAAGATAGAGGAATAAACTTAGGAGCTGCACCAAAGAAAGCTGACTTACTTAACGCATTGAAATCATGATTGTAGCACCCATTCCAGTATTTGGCAGATTGCCACTACTAAGATTCACAATCACTAGACTTCAGAAAGCTGGTGTCAAAGTCATCTGCATGGGCCATGAGGCTGAGGCGAAAGAGCTGGCCACTGAGCTAGGATGTGAGTGGATAGAACAATCCAATGATCCACTGGGTGCCAAGTGGAACAGCGGATTCCTAGCAGCTAAGAAATACAATCCTACTGGGGTGTTATTTGTTGGCTCTTCTGATTGGGTGTCAGACAATTACATTAAGGAAGCTGAAGAGAAGATGAAAGAGTTTGATATGGTAGGAAAGCTAGGCTGTCACTTTGTGGATGTATCTGATGACATCAGACTGGTCAACTGGACTGGATACGGCAAAGGACCAAGATCTTATGAGCCAATCGGAATAGGCAGAGTATTATCTCACAGATTCCTTGAGAGGATAAACTGGCAGCCATTCGACAAGAGATTAAACAGCGGACTAGACTGGGCGATGTGGCTCAGAGCAATAGTCACTGATGCATCTGTAGGAGTATTTGATTCTGATGAGGTTAAATTCTTATCAATCAGCACTGATAAGTGGGATAATAAGCATAAATTTGATGATCACTGGGGGAACAAGCTAAAGAGTGAGAAGATATATGGTGATGATAGAGATAAATTCCTCAAGTCATTCCCTGAAATATATGAGCTACAAGAGATACTATGCAAAGAGTAAAGGGTAAAATAAACACAAACAGCATTGAATTCTGGGATGAATACTATGCTAGTGTTAATATTGAAGAGGATAGGCTGATAATTTATGAGCAGCTGTCTGAGATACTTGACTGCATAAAGTTTGAAACTATCCTTGAGATTGGATGTGGTACCGGCATAGGAGCTGAATATCTGAAGAGTAAATTCGACTGCATATATACGGCATCAGACTTCTCAATGACAGCCATCAACAAAGCATCTGATAAAGCTGACTACACAAAGCTGCTAGATATCAGAACAGATGAGCCAGTGGGCCAATACGATGTGATTATCATTGCAGAAACACTAGAACATCTTGAGAATCCATTCGAGGTCATTGACAAATGTAAAAGCCATTGTAAATATCTTGTGCTATCTTTGCCACTAGATGAGCCTGAAGATTGTGATCCTGAGCATATCTGGTACAACATTAAACCAGAGGACTTTCTTGATTACAAAATACACACAGTCAAACTAAATGAAAGCTACTTTCAAATAATTATAACATGAAAAAAGAATGT